GAATATCATGGCTGACGGTTCCGTAATTGATGACTTGACAGGGTATGCAATCCCAGCAGGGCATTCATACTACAACATTATCAAGCCATTTTATGAGGGGGTGTAACCATGAAACTATTTACTAAATTCAAACTCAAACACGAGGTTTTTTTCAAAGCAATCAATCTTGACTGGAGAGTCGTTGCAATCGAGCTTATGGATGACCTGAACGAAGAGCGCAAACGTCGTTTTATGACCGACCAAGAAAACTACGACTTGAAGCAACGACTAGCAATCTACAAAGAAAAAGAACAATTAAACCAAAAGGGAGCACAACAAAATGATTAACGTACTAAAAGCAATCAAAACAATCAAGAAAATTGAACAACTTCAGAAAACAATGCACGACTCAAGTGTGGCATTCCTACTTATGCAAGACCTTGGTTTGGTGCCTGAAAGCGAAAAAGGCAGAGTCAAAGCTAAATCGCTGCATGACGTGAGCCACGTTTTGAAGGATATCCTGGACGGAAAGTCACTCGACGATGCAATGGAGCGACTTTCAATCAAGGTTGAAATTAACGAAGACAACGAAGAAGTGGAGCAAGAAGAAGATGACAATACTAGAGATTGAGAGCAAGCTCTACCCCTGCGTAAACGTCAACGAACGCAAGCGCCTGAAATGGTACAAAAACCACGACATCAAGAAGTACCTGAAGGAGATTTCCAAACTTTGGAGAAAGTACGAGGACAAACTTGATGGACGGATTGTTTAACTACGACAGGGACATGATGGAACCACCTGAAGAGTTAGAAGAACTCGACCCAGAGTTGTATGTATATATTGGGTGTGGCCAATATCGCTATGTAGGTGATGAAATTTAAAGATGAAAGGGAGCACACACTCGGAGAAATCATCAATGATCAACAAGATATTATTTTGAAATTGCAAAACGAAAACAGACGCTTGAAGCGTGAAAATTGGAACTTGAAGAAAACGAAAGGTAGAAAGAAATGACAGATACAACAACAATGTTAGCAAATATGATTTTAATTGCACTTGAAAACCAAGAGAGATGGGTTAGCGAACCTTATTTTGAAACATTATCAATTATTGAAAGTATTAGAACATCTAATAAAATCTTCTTAAAAGAAGTGGATGAAGACGGGAATATAATCGAAAAATTTGAAGGATACAAAAATCCAGAATTAGAAGAAAATTTGAAATTGATTGAAGCTACTTTCAAAAAAGATGAAGCAGATTATAAACGTTACAAAAGTGTGAAAATCGATGCTATGGAGAAAAACTTAGGAATGATTAAGTCTATTGTGAAAATGTATGGAGCGCAAAGCGAGGAGTAAACAAAATGACAAACGAATTAACACAAAAACAAATCACATCGAACGTTGCAACCCGAATTGAAGCCATGAAAGGCGAAGGCTTGCTAATCGCACCAAATTATAGCGTGAGTAACGCTCTAAGTTCAGCCTACTACGCTCTTAAAAATTCAGCTAGTGGGAACTTGCTAGAAAAATGCACACCAGAAAGTGTCTATAATGCTTTACTTGATATGGTCACACAAGGTCTAAGCCCTGCTAAGACACAATGCTACTTCATTCCTTACGGGAATACGGTCAAATTGAACCGTTCATACTTCGGAACCATGAAGATCGTTAAACAGTTACCTGAAGTGAAAGACATCTATGCTCAGATTATTTTTGAAGGCGACGAGTTTGAAGCTGAAAACGTGGACGGGCGCTGGAAGTTTGTCAGCCACAAGTCAAGCTGGAAGAACCAGGACAATCCAATTGAAGGCGCCTATTGTGTGATTGAAAAAACAGACGGGGAGAAAATCCTCACGATCATGACTAAGAAAGAAATTGATAAGTCCTGGGCGCAATCAAGAAACGGAAGCGTTCAGAAGAACTTCCCACAGGAAATGGCCAAGCGCACAGTTATCAATCGTGCTGCCAAACAATTCTTTAATACATCAGACGACAATGACTTATTCATTGATGCAGTCAATCGAACTACTGAAAATGAGTTTGACAATGAGCGCAACGTGAAAGACATCACTCCAAATGAACCAGTAGAAACGCTGGACGCTATCATGGGCGAGGTGGTAGAACCCGAAGAAGTGGAAGAAGTTCAAGAATCTGAGAAACCTAAAAAAGCACCTCGTAAGAAAAAAGAGGTCATTGAGCAAGAAGTGACAACCACTGATACAAGCTACCCTGCAGAAGAAATTCCAGACTTTGACGAAGAAACAGGCGAGGTTTTTGAAGAAATCAGCTTGCTAGAAGGCAACACAACCAATATCAAGGAGCAGTAGTCATGGAAGAACTAACACAAGAGAACTACTACCAGGACACAAGCTACTTGACCAACTCACGTTTCAAACGTTATCAGCAATGCCAAGCGAAGGCATTTGCCCTTGATAGTGGCCAATGGGTAGAAGAGAGGGATGAGACCCCTCTCCTACTCGGTAACTACGTTCATAGCTATTTTGAAAGTGAAGAAGCGCACCAGCAGTTCATGGCTGAGAATGGCGAGAAGCTACTTGCCAAGACTGGCAAGAATAAAGGAAACCTCAAATCCGACTTCCTAATTGGCGACAAGATGATTGAGAGCCTGAAAAACGATGAAGGGTTCAACCGTTTGTATCACGGTTACTCATCGGATGAAGTTCAAAAAGAATTGATTGTCTATGGCGAAATCGAAGGTGTCCCAGTCAAAGGTAAGTTAGACAGTGTCAATCTGAGCCGTGGCTACTTTGTGGATTTAAAAACCATGAAGTCCATCTACTCGGAAGAATGGAGCGCAGAACTCAAGAAGAAAGTCCCCGCTGCAGTCAATAACATTTTAAATTTTGGGTATCACGGACAACTTGGTTTGTATCGTGAACTCTTAAAACAAATGACTGGTAAGGACTTTAGACCTTACATCGTAGCGGTCAGCAAGGAAGCAGTTCCAGACCGTGAAATCTTGAAGATTGATGATGAATGGCTTGAGGAAGGCTTAGACAAAATCAAGTCTGAAATCGTCGAAGTCTGGGATGTGATTCAGGGAAAACAGAAGCCTAAGGAGTGCGGACATTGTGACTACTGTAGAAGTCATAAGAAACTAGGTACAGTCGTCACTCTGAACGACCTGATTGAAATGTAAATAAATTAAACAAGCCGTGCATTCTTGTAAAACTGCGAACTAGAAAGCGTCAAAAAACGGTCATGTGACCTTGGACGAGCGACTGCCCGTATTTAGCCAAACTCACAACAAAAGAGGCAGTCGCATTTTTTAGAGATATGAGATTAAAAATAGGTGATTTTGTGAAAGTTTTAAAGAATGGCGAATTTTTTAAAATCGTACAAATCAAAAAAATCTACGGAGACTGTATTGAAACCAGTCACGGGCTTTATAACAGAACTACACTTACAAGTCGATTAGATGGCAGGTGTATTATAACTGGAATTGTGAATTGGGAGGACCAGCATGGAGTGGACGGATTGGGTGGACTGGAAACCTGAAACCAAAATGGACATCGAGACCAAAATTGAAAATGATGGGTACACTTTCCCACACTATGACAAGAAAAACAATGGCGTCAAGTACGTCATTTCTACAATGGACATCAAACGAGACTGTCTAAGACTTGGAGTACCATTTGAAGATGTTTACCCTTTGCAAACAACACTTTTTTAAAAGGAGAAAATTAAATGCTAAACAAAATCGACATACCAGGAACAACTATCACACTCGAAATCGTAGATAAGAATATCACGATTACAAACAAAATTGAATATGATATGCAGATGCATTTTAGAAATGCGGACGCAGACGCTTCTCTTGATACGAATGGCGACGTGTTCGAGCCACTGTATTGGTTGGATGTTAAAGCTATACCGAAGAAGCCGACAGAATACCATTCGAGCCTAGGAGTCAAGGCAGAGAAGCGGAACCTGACCGAGCTTCAGAAGTTCTTTGAGTTCATTGAGAATAACAAGCGCAATCTCTTTGACCTCTGCGGTATCAAGGGAGAACTGCAATGAAAAATCTGACATTATCGTTAGACATTTCAACTACTGCGACAGGATGGGCCTTATTTGAAGGCTCTGACCTTGTCGAGAGTGGTGTCTTAAAACATAAAAGCAAGTCATTCTTTGAACGTGGGCGTTTCATGGCTAGTGAATTAAGGACTATTCAATCAAGAGCCTTGCAACACTATGAAGGGGCATTTGAGTCTATTGTGGTCGAGAAGAATTCGGTCATGGGACCAAATCAACAGTCCATGATCAGCATCGGAATTGTAACGGGCATTATCCTTGGACGGTTAGTCGCTGACAATGTGTATTTTGTCAACGTTTCGACCTGGCGCAAGTATTGGAAGTTCAGCTACAAAGACCGAAGCAAGAAATCAATGAAGCTGCAGGCCGTTGCTAATGTGTTCGAGAACTTCAATCTGAACGTAAAAGACGACGAGGCAGATGCCATCCTGATTGGCTCGTACTTTGTAAACCACGGCCACGAATTCGGAGACTTGGAAAGCCACAAAATAAGTTAAGGAGTATAAATATGAGTTTCACTGTGACATTATATTTTGACAACATGGTAGACGAAACCCACTTTTTTGAAAAAGAAGAGGATGCTATTGAATGCAAGGCTCAGCTTGAGGACGCATATAAGAACAATCAGTCGTATCGAGTCGAGCTCGAAAGGGTAAAATGACGAGCATAAAGGAAGAGCTACTCAAAGGCTATCAGGAAGAATTGGAGGAACTGAAGAATGAATAAACAGGAATTGATTGAAAAATACGAGTATTTGAACCATGACTGTTTCAGAAGGGTTGATACGTCTGAAGTTTTGAAAGATTTAAAACAACTAGACGAACCCGAAAAAGTCAAAGTTCCGCAGTCCGTGGTGGATTGGATTGAGCATTTTAAAAAATGTTCGGGCACGTTATATGGAAGCACCGCGCCTTACTCATACTATGGACGGGCTATAACTGATGGTTTTGAGGGTGACGTTATAGAAGTTTTGAGATGGATTCGTGACAATAGCGAGGTATACGCTCTTGCTTGGATTTTCGGCTACGAGGTCGAGAAAGAGAAAGAAAAGCGGTATTTGGTGAAGATGAAAGGTATTGAAAAAGAAAAATGTTATCTCAACTATAATTTTGGTGGAGTCTGGTTGTTTTATAATCAAGAAAATTTCTATGGATATCGAGCACACCACACCCGCAAAGAGTTAGAAGATGCAGGCTTTGGTGAAGTGTTTAATAGTCCATTGTTTGAAGTTGAGGAGGTGGAGTGATGGAAAGAAAAAACTATATTATTTTTATCAGGCATTTAAAAAAAATAAAAGATTTAGTAGATTTTTATGAATATATTGCAGACTCAAAAATTTGTGGAATTGCTATTTATTTATTTTTGATTATATGTTCGCCTTTCATCGCTTTGCTATTCCCAATCGCATACATAGAGCATTGTTTTTATGAAAAAAGATTTATTAGACAATGCGTTAAACACGACTGGTGTTCAAAGGAATATCTTGAAGAGGTTGTCGATATCAGAAAAGATGATTGCAAGGAGGTGGATTGATGGAAGAAATGAAAAGAGAGTTTGCAGGTAAATTGTACAGAAAATCTTGTGAAATTGGCAACACTTTTATACAGGATGCTGTTTTAGAAAACAAGGAGGGTGATGAATAATGAATCCTGAAAAAAATGACAACGTAAACAAACCAAGCCATTACCAAGGTCGCTATGGCATGGAGTCCATCGATGCTTTAAGAAATTTCATGACACCTGAACAAATGAAAGGCTTTTACCTTGGGAACGCCTTGAAATATTTACTACGTCATCAGAAGAAGAACGGTCTTGAAGACCTGAAGAAGGCTAGAAAGAACCTTGATTGGTTGATTGAGGAATTGGAGAATGAAGAATGAAACCTAAAAAATATCCGTACACAGGTAGCCAAATAAATAAAGTGACTACAACAGGAATAGGAGCTCGAGAGCTTGTAGTTTTTCCTAACATAGCTTTTAGAAAAGACTTACTCAAACACATTTTCTCAGTTGTCAAACAACATGACAACGCTACAATCATTTATTTCAGAATTCCAAAAGTATTCGGATACGAGGAGGAAAGAGCAAAAGTACATCTAAGCTATGAAAAGACGATGAGGATACTCAATAGCTACTAAAATAAAAAAAGCCGAGGCATTCACTCTACCCCGACAACGTTTTCAATACTAATATTATATCATAAAGGAGATAGAGAGTGAACAAGGCTAAAGAGTTACTTGATGAACTACAGAATTTGGATGAAGAGATACAGAATCGAATAGACGAGCTTGCTAATCTTGAAGCTAGTTTACTTTCTAGCCCTAAAATGAGCATGAATAAGGTTCAAGGTGGTCAGAAGGTTCGATTAGATGAACGTTACATCGATATTTTTAGCATGCAAGATTCCTTGAAAGAGTACATGAAGCAAGCAACTGCTGAAGCTATCCAGCGCAGAATTGAGCTCAGTAAATTGATTGATAAAATGCCTAAGCCTGCAAGTCGAACAATTTTAAGGATGGTTTATATTCAGAAAGCAAGCGTGTATGATATGATGGATCATCTTGATTGTAGCAAGACAACTTTTTACAAAAAAAAGAAAGATGCAATCCGTGAATTGGGTGCTGTAGTTGATAAATGCGAACTAATGCGAACTAATGTGAACTAGATTTAAGTACACTGGTCAATCAATCGTGCTATTATAGTATCATCAAGAATTAAAGCAAAGGCACCTTAGGCAAAAGCCTAGAAAAGCTTCTGAAAAACTGCTGGCTTGGGTTACCAGTGGCGATAGAGTAGGATGTTTTAATATCGCAAAAAAAGGCTACACAAAAATAAAAAATGAAAGGTAAATATAATATCGATTCCATTCGAGGTCCGTAGCCCCTCGATATTACGAAGTAAAATCGAGAGACCATATAACCCGAAAAACGCATACCTCAGAGGTGTGTGTTTTTTGGTTCTAGGACAAAGAATTGAAAATAATTGATAAACCTTTAGAATGGCTACGGCCATATAAAAACAACCCAAGGAATAATGACAAGGCAGTAGAGCCAGTCGCTAACTCAATCAGAGAGTTTGGTTTTAAAGTTCCAATTGTAGCAACCAAAGACGGAGAAATCATCAACGGGCATACTCGGTATAAAGCTGCACGCTTTTTGAAACTAGAAACCGTTCCAGTCTTAATCGCAGACGACCTATCGGAAGAACAAATAAAAGCGTTCAGGCTTGCTGATAATAAAGTAGGCGAGATTGCCGAGTGGGACACAGAACTACTCTACGCAGAGCTTGAAAGTGTCGAAGGTTTAGACATGACCATGTTTGGATTTGAGGACGTCGACTATTCTTTGGACGACTTCGAGGAATCCGAGGATCCAGAAGATGCCAGGGAATTTTCACAAGAAGAAGAGACAGGCATTGAATACGGGGACATCTTCCAATTAGGGCGACATCGTTTAATGTGTGGCGATAGTACATCAGCAGAGGATATGGCTCAACTAATCGACGGAGAAACGATTGACCTCTATGTAACCGACCCACCTTACAACGTAGCCTACCAGGGTGGAACCGAGGAAGCTATGACGATCATGAACGATAGCATGGACGACGTCAGCTTCAGGCAATTCTTGAGGGATGCATTCGCAGTCGCAAACAACCACTTGCAACCGGGGGGGGCGTTCTATATCTG